TAAACAATAATAAACAATATGTTTATTAATTCAAATAATATTTATATAAATAATATAAATATTATTGATGGCATCAAATGAATATATAGAAGAGATTGATAGTATTAAAAATTATAAATTAAAAAATATGTTTTTAGAACAAATAAATAGAACTGATAAAAGATTTAAAATTAATGTTGACTATTTATTAAGTGATCCGAGTGCGGCAAGTATAGATTTATCAAACAATCAAAATATAAATGAAGATTTGATTATAGAATCTAGTTTAAATAATATACATATTGTCACACAAAAATCGCGAAATATAAATTTATATGGAAATACAGTAGTAAAAGATTTATTTTTTTCTAATGATGCCGATTTCTCAAACAATATAATAATTAGAAATACTGCAAATATTGAACATTTAAAACTATACAATGATTCTTCTTTCATTTGCCAAACAGATATTAATAATTTAAATATTTATAATAACTTATACGTTGATAAAACAGCAAACATAAATACATTAGCGAATATTAACAATTTAAATGTATTATATGATTCCATTTTTAATAATGATGCTAGTTTTCTACAATTAATAGATATAAATAAATGTTATGTTAGAAATGAATTAATATGTGATAGTTCATCTAATTTTAAAAGTAATGTTAATATGTATAATTTTACAGCCGAAAATAATAGTATTGCAGAAAAAAATTTATATGTTTATAGACGAATAGAAGGCGCAAAAATATTCTTAAATGAAACACCATTTATTTATAATGTAAGTGTTAGTTTAATCAATGATAATTTAAGATATATAATAAATGGTGAAATATCACCAGATTTACAATTATTAAGAGGTCGGAAATATATTTTTAAATTAGATGATCCAAGTAATTTAGATTATCCTTTAAGATTTTATAGAAATATTAACAGATACAGCTTAATTGAAAATGGCGAAATAGAAATCAGTTCTAAACCAGCTGGATCACCAAATAGTTACATATCTATTTATATGCCAGAAGTATTCGATGATGAATATTTTGAGAATATTTATTACGATTATTATGATTTTAGAAATGAAGGATTAATTTTACCAGATATGGGTAATAGAATTCATTTTGTTGATTTAAAATTAAATGTAAAAGGTGATGGATTTATACACAATTTGTCAATACAAAATAATTTAATTGTACATGATAATATTACTGTTGGTAATGATGTATCTATTAATAATTTTTTGGATGTTAGTGGATTACATGTAGTGCATAGATTAGATGTTGATTATGATGTGTCATTAAACAAAAATGTAGAAATTAAAAATAATTTAATTGTACATGATAATATTATTGTAGATGATGATGTATCTATAAATAATTTTTTGGATGTTAGTGGATTACATGTGGTACATAGATTAGATGTTGATTATGATGTGTCATTAAATAAAAATGTAGAAATTAAGAATAATTTAATTGTACATGATAATATTATTGTAGATGATGATGTATCTATAAATAATTTTTTGGATGTTAGTGGATTACATGTAGTACATAGATTAGATGTCGATTATGATGTATCATTAAACAAAAATGTAGAAATTAAAAATGATTTAATTGTACATGATAATATTATTGTTGATGACGATGTATCTATAAATAATTTTTTGGATGTAAGTGGTTTACATGTGGTACATAGATTAGATGTTGATTATGATGTATCATTAAATAAAAATGTAGAAATTAAGAATAATTTAATTGTACATGATAATATTATTGTAGATGATGATGTATCTATAAATAATTTTTTGGATGTAAGTGGTTTACATGTAGTAAATAGATTAGATGTTGATTATGATGTGTCATTAAATAAAAATGTAGAAATTAAAAATAATTTAATTGTACATGATAATATTATAGTAGATGATGATGTATCTATAAATAATTTTTTGGATGTAAGTGGTTTACATGTGGTACATAGATTAGATGTTGACAATGATGTATCTTTAAACAAAAATGTAGAAATTAAAAATAATTTAATTGTACATGATAATATTATTGTAGGTGATGATGTGTCTATAAATAATTTTTTGGATGTAAGTGGATTACATGTAATAAATAGATTAGATGTTGATTATGATGTGTCATTAAATAAAAACATAGAAATTAAAAATAATTTAATTGTACATGATAATATTGTAGGCGATGATGTGTCTATAAATAATTTTTTGGATGTAAGTGGTTTACATGTAGTAAATAGATTAGATGTTGACAATGATGTATCTTTAAACAAAAATGTAGAAATTAAAAATAATTTAATTGTACATGATAATATTATTGTAGATGATGATGTGTCTATAAATAATTTTTTGGATGTAAGTGGTTTACATGTAGTAAATAGATTAGATGTTGACAAAGATGTATCTTTAAACAAAAATGTAGAAATAGCTGATAATTTGGTAGTAAATAATTATATAATTGCCAAAAGTGATATTTCTGTAAATTTTCATTTAGATACAAATACATTAGCTGTTGTAGATAGATTAGATGTAAGTCATGATGCATCATTTAATATGGATGTTGAAATAATGAATAACTTATTAGTAAATAATAATATAAATATTATTAATAAATTAGATGTAAGTGGTGTCTATATACATAATGGATTAATTGTGAATGATGATAGTTCGTTCAATGAAAATTTATATATTAATAAAGATTTAAGAATTAAAAATGATTTAATTGTACATAATGATGTATCATTTATTAATCATTTAGATGTTTCTAGTATTTTTATAAAAAATAATTTAATAGTAGATGATGATGTAAGTTTAAATAAAAATTTATTTTTTAATAATGTACTTAGAGATAGAACAGTATTAGAACCATATTTAACAAATTTAGGAATTACTGATGACGGGATTGATGATTATTTTGAAAATAATATACGTGTTTTAAAGCTAGATACTGAAACTAAAAAGGTTTATTTTGGAGAGGTTGATTTTTCTGGAAGTGATATTCGTGTTACCATAGATGGTATAATTACAGATTATATACGCGAGAAATATATAAATATAGATAAAGATGCAAGTTTTAATAGTGATGTATCATTTATAAAAAATATAGAAATTAGTAATAATTTAATTGTTAAAAAAGAATCACATTTACATAGCAAATCATATTTTTATGATGATATATATTTAAAAACAAATGATTATTCGGGTACAAAATTTATATATGGTCCTGAAATAATAGGTTTAGATCCATATCCACATACAGGCGGTAGTGCTAATGATGGTAATAAAGGTACAGTTATAATATATGGTGATTTACGAGTACTAGGTACTACAACAACAGTTGAATCAAGTGAATTAATAGTAAAAGATAGATTAATTAGAGTTGAAACAGCCCCTGGTTTAGCATCTGGTTTAGAAATATGGGAAATTAATCGTGCTAATCTTGACAATTCAGCCACTATGGTAGGAACTTTTACATTTATAAACAAGGGTGATCAAGTAGAATGGTCAACATATGATAAAAATTTAACTATTGGAGATGGTATATTTACAGCTTCACAAATAAAAGCAAAATCATATGGTGAAAAAGTCCATATCTTGGATATTTTTTCGCATGATATTAGTTGTACAAATATTGAAACTTCTCATTTAAAATTAATGGATTTGTCAGCAAGAAATATAAGTGATTTTTCAATGATAGGAGATTTAAATATAAATAATAATAATATTAAAAATGTAACATCTATTTCAGCAAATCAAAATAACGGATATATTAGATTTAATGACCCACTTTATTTATCAGCAGGTAAAGATATATTAATGAATAATAATAGTATATTAAGGATTAATAGGTTACAGGGTTATAGTAGTCTTAATAATAATAGTTCAACTTATTTGGTTATAGATAGTAGAACAATAGATATAAATAACAATAATTTAATAAATGTAAATAGAATTACCGGATTTCCTATTACTCTAAATCCCGGCACAGAGTCTAATATTCTAAAAATAAATGATCTAGAATTTATTGATAAAGATATTAGTGGTGTAGATAAATTATATGGTAAAGTGATAGATGCAAATGGCAATAGAAGTATATCAGTTATTAATGATATGAGTTTAACTAAGATTACATTACAAGAAATAAGTGGAAATTCTAATGTGTTATCAATAAATAATTTAAAAAATGGTAGAAGTGTAGAAATTACAGCCCCCGAAACAAAAATAGACGCCAGTAATATTTATGTAATGGCTGATACTGTTAATGGTTCAATAAATATGAAAGCACAAAATATTAACATTAATGATCAAACAGATGCGCGGGGAGTTATGAATATTGGAAATTTTTTAAATATAAACTTTTTAAGTCAAATAAATATAGGTAATGAATCAGCTCCATATAGAGCAAATATGTATGGTGTTGTAAATTTTTTAAATAATTCAAATAATTTAATTGATATATGTAATACTGCTATTAATTATTTTAAACCAATAGTAATGCATGATACAAATATAGAAATTACTGGAGATGGAGTTTTTAAGGGATATTTGAACGGGAATACATATAATGCCGAAAGATTAAATGGCGAAGATGCTTCTTTTTATCAAGAAGCTAGTAAAGCAGTTACAATAAATAATATAATAAATCATCATGCTGGTTCATCTGAAATTTCTAAAAGAATAGGAATGGGAGGAGAAATTTCAAATGGCATGACATTTTATTGGTCAGATAATTTTCCACAAAATATTACATCAACATTTGTTTTGGGATCAACGAATAATCCGAGCGATTCAAATATTCAATGGAAACCATACAGAACAGGCAATCTTCGTGTTGCGCATGCAGATAATGCAACCAATAGTGATATAGCAGATGAAGCCAGAACAGTTCTTAAGGATAATAACATCGCAATAACATTTGGGTCGGAAATTCAAAGCAACAACATCAGTCCTACATATGTATGGGGTAACATCAATAATAGTAACAATCAATTTTTGTATTCGACAGCACACTTGAACGTTTCACGTGCCGCCAATGCCAACAGTGCCGATACCTTGAACGGATTGGCTGCAAACCAGTTGGAGGTTAAAAAGGCCGGTAACTCCAGTAAATTGAACAATAAGTCTGAAGGCGAGTTGAACGTAAATACTGCCCAGCGTGCCAGAAATGCCAACAGTGCCGATACCTTGAACGGGTTGGCTGCAAACGAGTTGACTGTCTCACATGCCGCCACCGCCACATCCCTCACTGGAGGCAGTTCCAACGCCACTACCTTGAACAATAAGCCTGAAGGCCAGTTGAGGGTGGAATATGCCACTAGTGCCGGTAGCGCAAACTATGCGACTAACGCCGCAAAGTTGGGCAACACGCCTGCGGGCGATTTGCAGGTGGGGAAGGCAAATCGACTGGCCGAGATCGAGAACAATACGCCTCACGTCAATATCTTCCTTGCCAACCATATTTGGTCTAAAAATGACGTGGTAGCTTATTATTCAGATGAAAGATTAAAAGAAAAGTTAGGTAAAATTGAAAATGCGATTGATAAAATAAAAGCAATAGAAACCTTCTATTTTAAAGAAAATGAAAAAGCGAGTGAATTTGGTTTTAATAAAAAAGAACGTCAATTAGGTGTATCTGCACAAAGCGTAAAAGCAGTTGTCCCTGAAGTAATTTCATTGGCTGCATTTGATAGGATGGATATTAGTTTAAATGGTGTAAAACAAACTGTATCAAACAGTGGGGAAAATTATTTATCAGTTGATTATTCTAAATTAGTTACATTATTAATTGAAGGAATAAAAGAACAACAAAAACAAATAGATGAATTAAAAAATGAAATTATAACTTTAAAAACTAATTAAAAATAGTAGTATAAGTAAAAAATAAAAATAATTAAATAATATAAATGGTACTTCCAGGATCTGGACAAACGATAACAATGAATCAAATAAATTTGGAAATATCATCAGATAATAACCATCAGACATGCTGGCTGGCTGGTTCAGATTTTAGAACATTAGCAGGAGTTGCGAGCGGGACCATCAGGATGACCGATTTTCATGGTAAAAGTGCGAACCCCAACCCTCACAACCTAACATACCCTGATTTTACAGATGTAGTTGTTAATATTGGCACGGTTAAAGATAATCAGCGGACAGCGCCTGGTGGGGATAGGTGGGCTGCAAATATTATTATAGGACACCTAGATGTAAATCCAGCGGATTACTTAGAGATGTCTGTTAGATATAAGGGTGGTGGGGTACAACATTTTGGATATTGGGCGGGAAATGGATGGACAGCAATAGCCACTTCCCCTCCTCCCCATCCCGCTCACCCAAGCGGCGGTTGGCGGGGGGTGTGGAACGGGCGAAATTGGGACAATGCATATCATGCACGTAATGGATTTAACAGTCCCTCCGGAATCAGTAGTAGCAATGGATGGAAATTTTACAAGGAGGGTGGCCACCCTAATAAATGGAGAATATTTACATGGAAGGCTGACAAAAAAATAGAACATATTATATTAAATCATGTTGGAAATGCTTGGGGGGGTGCAAAAAACGTTGTTGTACAGTTTAGATAATTTTATATAATAATTATATATTTATATATTAAGTAACAATGGATTTAGATTTATTAAATTTAATACCAGATGAAATATTAAATTTAATTTTTTGTAATATTAAACCAACAATGAAATATAGTTTAAATAAAAAATATTTTTATAAATATTATAAATATAGATTTGCTTTTATAAATTATAGATTTTTATTTTATAAATCAAATATTAAAAAACATGATTTCTTTTATATAAAAGATTTTAATTATTTAAAATTTTTAATTAAAAAAGATTCAAAAATATGTTTAGAACACATTATAAATAATAAATTAAAATATGATGATAAAAAATATATTTTAAATAATGAAATTAAATTTGAAAATATTGAGTATGAAAATACTATAATTTTTATTTATAATTTTTCTAAAAAATTCAATTCAATACTTATATATAATTATATTGTAAATTTTATTAAAATAAATAATTTAACACACTTAATTAAAAAACAGCATAAAACTAATTCTAAGAATAATAATAAGCAAAAAAAATGGAAAATTTAGATTTAAATAAAATTTTACAAAGATCAGAAATTGAAAAAAGTATAGAAAAAATAATAGCTAATTTTTCTATAAATAATAACACAAAGAAAGGAATTTATATATACGGCGATAACGGTATAGGTAAAACAAAATTCATTTATAATTTATTAAAAAAAAATAATTATGATATTTTATATTTTGATAATAGTATAATAAGAAATAAAAATTTAATAGAAGCAATATGTAGTAATAATTTGAGTAATAAAAATATATATAGTATGTTGTGTAATGATGATAAAAAGATAGTTATAGTAATAGATGATATAGATAGTATGAATTGTGGTGATAAAAATGGAATACTATCTCTTATAAAATTAATAAGAGAAAAAAAAACTAAAAAACAAAAGACCGAAAACGTAACAAATAATCCAGTTATTTGTATAAATAATAGATCAGGTGATAAAAAAACATTAGAATTGATGAAAGTTTGTAATGTTTTTGAATTAAAATCTCCTACAGATGATCAAATTAAAGAAATAATAGATAAACTATTTCCAAATATTTTAAAATTTTCGTGTGAAGAAAATAAAATAATAGAAGAAAATATTTTAAAATTTTTAGATAATAATTTGTTAAGTTTTGATAAATTAAAATTTTATTATGATAATGATTTCATATATAAAAAATTTTATAATAATATAAATAAATGTAATTATGAAAATAATAATTTAAATATTAAGTTGATAACTCAAAAATTATTATCTTCAAGTTTATGTTTTTCAGATACTAATATTATTCTAGAGAGCGATAGAACAATTACATCTTTATTATTTCATGAAAATATTATAAACGTTCTTACAATAAATGAGTTAGATATATATTTAGAAATTTTAGATAATTTCATATTTAGTGATTATATAGATAGAATAATTTTTCAAAAACAAATATGGCAATTAACGGATTATAATTATATTATTAAAATATTTTACAATAATTTTATATTAAATAAAAATAATTTATTAAAAAGTATTAATATTTCAAATATTATTTTTACAAAAGTTCTTACAAAATATAGTAGCGAATATAACAATTATATGTTTATTTATAATTTATCACAATATTTCTTATTAGATAAAAAAGATATTTTTGTTATTTTTTTAAATTTATCACAGAATAATAATTTTTCTGATTTATATAACAATTATAAATTTTTAAATATTACAAAATTAGAAATAATAAGAATTACAAAATTTATTAATTATATTTTACATCACAATATTAAATGTAAAGATTTAGATTATGATGATATATCAGAATATCAAGATTATATTTAGTATTTCTTAATTACGAAAATATAAATATAATGAGTATAAACATATATAAATCAATGCTATTAATAGTGAAATTAATATAAACATTGAAATAATAATTAATGATGTAAATATTTCTTCTTTTAAATCATCGTCTAGACAATAATAAACAATAATAACAATATAAATTATTGAAAATACTAAAAATGCCATCATAGCAATTAGAGTTGAAATATTAATACATAAAGCTATATAAATATTTCTCCTTGAAATATTTATATTAATAACTTCATTGGTATTGTTAGATTCAATATCAGCTATCATACTTATTATTAAAAAAATTAACTAATTATTTGTGTTAATATATTTTCAATTTTATTTTTTAATTTTTCCATTAAATAGTTTACCAATATGATCTCCAACATCTTCATTTTTAAGATATTCATAAATATCATTATTTAAAATATTAATATAATACTGTTTTTTATTAATTACAATAACTTCTAGCTCTAATTCTTCTTCTTCTTCTTCTTCTTCTTCTTCTTCTCCTTCTGCCTCTTCTTCTTCACCTTCTGCCTCTTCTTCACCTTCACCTTCATCTTCTTCTTCACCTTCTGCCTCTTCTTCTTCACCTTCATCTTCTTCTTCATCTTCTTCTTCTTCTTCTTCTCCATCTGCCTCTTCTTCTTCTTCAACTTCTTCTTCTTCATCTTCAACTTCAACTTCTTCTTCAACTTTTACTTCTTCATCTTCAACTTCTTCTTCTTCTTCATCTTCA